ATCAAATTTTTATTCCCGAGAAATTCGAACAGGGGGTCAAATATGGGTAGGCCGAAAAAACCCACAAACTTGAAAAAAGCACAGGGAAATCCTGGTAAAACAAAAATTAACAAAAACGAACCATCACCGAAAATTTTAATTCCGGATCCGCCGGAAGTTTTAACCGGCACAGCCCTAAAAGAATGGAAACGGATTACTCCGATTCTGGAAAAACTCGGATTGCTTTCAGAGTTAGACGTTATGGAGCTGGCGGCTTATTGTCAGTGCGTCAAGCGTTGGTTAGAAGCTGAAGAATACATCGAAGAAAACGGACTGACCGACACGACCAGCAACGGAAACTTAATTCAATCTCCCTACGTCGGCATTGCAAATAAGGCAATGACGCAAATGCATCAATTTCTTTGTCAGTTTGGAATGACTCCGGCCAGTCGCGCCGGGGTAACTGCAAAAATAAGGGAACCAGAAAACCCACTGGCGAAGTTTAAGAAAAAATAATGGCCGAACGATACCCACACGTAAACAAGGCAAATCAATATGCCCGGGACATTGTTTCGGGTAGGATTCCGGCGTGCAAATGGGTTCGACTTGCCTGCGAAAGGCACTTAAAAGAGATCAAAATGCAAAAAGATCGAGCTTTTAGGTGGCGATTCGACAGAGAAAAGGCGGATCGCGTCTGCTCTTTCGTCGAGTCTCTTGTTCATGTAAAAGGCAAGTGGGCGGGCGAGCCCTTACTTTTGAGCCCGTGGCAGACCTTTATTTTAGCCTGTGTCATTGGCTGGGTGGACAAAAAAACGGGTTTGCGAAGATTTAGAGAGGCCTTCATTGTCGTGCCCAGGAAAAATGGGAAAAGCGCCCTCGCGGCAGGCCTGGCGAATTACATGTTTTTAGCAGACGACGAAGCCGGGGCCGAGATCTATTCAGGAGCGAGCACCGAGAAACAAGCCTGGGAAGTTTTCAGGCCCGCAAAAATGATGATCGAAAAATCGCCAGGGTTCAAAAACACGTTCGGCGTTGAAATTTTTGCTAAAAGCATGTTCTGCGCTGAAACCGCGAGCAGATTCGAGCCAATTATCGGAAAGCCTGGCGACGGGCAGTCAAGCTCATTCACGGTCGTAGACGAATATCATCAACACGACACGGCGGAGCTTTACGACACGATGCTAACGGGTATGGGAGCCAGAACCCAGCCCATGATGTTTGCAATAACCACGGCAGGCACAAACACCGCCGGCCCTTGCAAAATCATGCAGGAACAGGTCGAGAAAATACTAAATGGCACGATACGAAACGACCGAGTTTTCGGAATAATTTACACGATCGACGAAGAGGACGATTGGACAGATCTCGAAAACTGGAAAAAGGCAAATCCAAATTACGGCATAAGCGTCGAAGAAGAGTTTTTAATTCAGCAGTTAGAGACTGCGAAACAGAACCCCAGCAAACAAAACATTATCCGCTGCAAACATTTAAACCAGTGGCTTACCGTTGACACTGCATGGATGGACATGCTGAAGCTTGCAAAGTGTGTCGATCTGGCCCTGATTCCGGAAAAATGTAAGAACATGCGCTGCGTGATCGGGCTCGATCTTGCTTCAAAAATCGACATTGCCGCCCTGATTATTTTATTTTTCGACGAAACCGAATTTTACTGTTTTGGCAGATACTACAGCTGCCGTGCCACAGTCGACAAGGCGCAAAACCAACACTACCAGACATGGGAGCTTGAGGGGCGCTTGAGCGTTGGCGAGGGCGAGCGAATCGACTTCGGCATGATAAAAGACGACCTGCGCGAGCTGCATCGAGACTACGAAGTTGAATGCGTAGCGTATGACCCGTGGCAGGCGACGCAGCTGGCTGGCGAAATGACTGAGGAAGAAATGGTAATGGTCGAGGTCAGAGCCGGAGCGCTCTCATTTTCTGAGCCCATGAAAGAGCTGGAAGCCGTCATCTACTCCGGCGCGTTTCACTACAACGGCGATCCTGTTTTAACCTGGATGTTTGCCAACGTCGTAGCGCACTACGACAAGAAAGAAAACATTTACCCCAACAAAACCCGCGAAGAAAACAAGATCGACGGTGTAGTCGCGCTAATCATGGCAATGAACGCGGCAATCAGGCTAAAAAGCACGCCGCCAGAGCCAGAACCTGGAATAATAGTCATTTAAGGGGTGATTATGGATTTTTTAAAGACAGAAACAGCAGTATTGATTGTCAGACGCCTGCGCCTGGTTGCCGAATATGTGCCGGGCGCTGGGGCTCGCTGCACCCTTTGCGGTGAGTGGAACCCGGCAGAGTCTGGCGCAAAAGTATTGAAATCAGGCAAGCGGATCAGGTATCACGTCTGCCTGAATTGCTGCCACAAATTTAAGAGCGAGGAGAAAACATCGCAGGAATATTCCTATGGAGTTGGCCCAAAGTCTTTTATTTCTTTGAAAAAACTGCTTTACTGATAGTAGGAAACGGGCCGGGCTGATCACCTGGCTAACGACAAGGCTGTGCGGAGCCGTCACACTCTGCGCAGCCTTGCGCTTTTAGGCGGATTAAATGGGATTTAAGAGCTGGATAAGCAAGTTTTTCAAAAGTGAGTCTACTCAATCATCACAAAGATCGATCGATGAGATTTACGAACTCCTTGGAGGTCTCGTCAGAGACACGTCTTCAGGGGTTGCGGTTACACCTGAAACCGCAATAAGGCACTCAACCGTTTATTCTTGTATAAAAATCATATCAGAAACAGTCGCCCAGCTCCCCTGCGTTCTTTATGAAAAGTCGAAAGACGACAGCTCAAGCAGAAGAAGAGCGGAAAACCACTATCTTTTCAAGCTTTTACACGACGCCCCAAATGACTTTATGACCGCTTTTGAGCTCTGGCAGTTTTTGGTCGCAGCAAAATCCCTTCGCGGCATGGGCTGTGCCTACAAAAACATGGTTGGCTCGAAAATTATAGAGCTTATACCAATCTCCCCGGATTGTATCCAGGAAAACTGGCACCCGGACGGCTCAAGGGATTTTAGCATATCCCTTTATAACGGAGTTGACGAAACAGTTTCACCAGACCACATTTTTTGCATTAAAGGCTTGACCCTCGACGGCAAAACCGCTATCAGCCCGATTAAATACATGGCCGAAATGATCGGCCTAAGTGTTGCAGCCCAAAGCCACACAGCCAAATTTTTTAAAAACGGTGCAAGGCCTGCGGGGGTTCTCAAAACCCCGGGCGAACTAAAGCCGGATTCTATCGAGGCGCTGAAGAAGAACTGGCAGGAGGCCCACGGCGGCGCGAATTCCGGCAAGCTTGCAGTATTAACCGGCGGCATGGAATATCAGACAATCACCATGAGCCCGGAAGACAGCCAGCTGCTTGAGCTCATGGGTTTCAACAGGACCGAAATCTGCGGCATCTTTGGCGTCCCGCCGTGGCTTGTTGGAGCCATCGAAAAAACGTCCAGCTGGGGAACCGGCCTTGAAGAACAGGTTCGAGGCTTTGTTAAGTTCACCATCAATCCCGATCTTGTGCGCATCAAGCAGCGCATTTCAAAAGATCTTTTAAACCCGGTCGAAAAGAAGCGATATTACGCAGAATTCCTTACCGAACAATTCCTCAAAGGCGACACCAAAAGCCGCAATGAGGCATACAAAGCCGCCCTTGGTGGAACACAACACCCGGGCTACATGTCCGTGAATGAAATCAGAAAACTTGAAAACCTGCCACCTTTGCCGGGCGGCGATGAACTTTACAGGCCTAAATCAGAAGGGAAGGTGGAGCAAAATGCCGAATAAATCCAGATTAAAAGCGCTCGCACGCCAAAAGAGCGAAATTAGGGCACAGGGCAATGAGCTCATGCTTTATGGCGCGATTGGCAGTTACTGGGACGAGCTCGACGGCAAAAAGGTCGTTGAACAGATAAAAACAATGTCCGGCGATATTACCGTCAGAGTAAACAGCCCGGGCGGCGACGTTTTCGACGGCATCGCCATCATGAACGCCTTTAAGGAACACACAAAAACCAAGGGCGAAGTAACCATGATTGTGGAGGCCCTTGCCGCTTCTATCGCCTCTGTAATTGTCATCGGCGGCGGCTCAAAAGTCATCATGAGCGAGGGCGCATACCTGATGATTCACAAGCCCTGGACAATGGGGATCGGCGACGATGAAGAATTCGAACACATGGCCGAGGTTTTGCGCCAGATCGGCGGGACTATCGCAGAAATTTACGCTAGAAAATCAGGTAAAACCAAAGGAGAAATTCAGGCCCTGATGAAAGCAGAAACCTGGCTTGACGGCACTTCTGCAGTTGAAATGGGTTTTGCAGATACGTCATGGAACACCGGGGAATCTGAATTTGAAAACGCGCTATCAAGCGCCTTTGAAAATTTCGACCTCTCTCCCTTCAAAAATGTTCCCGAGTCCTTGAGAATTGCGGCAAAAGCCGCGAAACCCTCAAGTCTTAGAGACTTTGAAAGAATCCTGCGCAATGCAGGTTTTAGCCGATCAGAAGCGCGAGCGGTTGCTTCTGGAGGCTTTGGCGCTCTTAATCAGCGGGACGCTGAAAAAGAGATAGACAGCGAGAGGCTGTTAGCCGCACTGGAAAACCGCGCAAAATCATTTAAACAGGAGTAACAACATGGACTTTGAAAAACTGATGGAACTGCTGAACCAGCAGGGAACCCTCTTCCACGAATTCAAGAAAACCAACGACGAGCGCTTGTCAAAGCTTGAAGCAAAAGCGGGCGGCGTCGCAGAGCTTGACGAAAAACTTGCCAAAATCCAGGCGGCAATGACCGAAAACTCAGACGCCGTAGCAAATCTTGAAAAAGCCATCGCAGCAAAAAGCCAGCTAAACACCAGCAACCAGATCGATGCAAAAAAGAAGCTCGAAATGTTTGCCGCATACGTCACCAAGGGCGATCCGGCATATATCAACGCAGTCAGAACCGACAATGATCCTGACGGCGGCTTTGCCGTTCCCGAAGACCTCGACACCGTAGTCGACCAGGTCTTAATGGAAGACATCGCTCTTCTCAGTCTTTGCGAAGTTCGCAAATACAGCGCCAAGCACAGCAAGCTTGTGACTGTTTCAGGCGCCGTAACTTCTAACAGCGCCCAGTTTGAAACCGTGGAAGACACAGAAGCCGGCAAGCTTGTCAAAATCAACGCTGTTTACGGCAAGCGTGTGGCAAAAGTTCCGCTGTCTGAAGAAGCAGAAGAAGACATGATGTTCGATCCCGAAAATTGGGTCAGA